GAAGAACTAAAATTAGATAAAGAAACAGAGCAACAAATGCTGATTGATGTCGAACAGGCATTTAAGGAAAAAAAGAAAATAATTGAAGAAGAAGAAAAAATAATTGCTGACGAGAAATTAGCTGCTTTTTTAGAATCTGAATTACAGAAAAAAGAACTAACATTAGAAGAACAAAAGAATGAAGCACTTGCTGAAGTTACAAGATTAAATGGAACTGAAGAAGACAAGATGCGAATACGCAAAAAGTTTAATGATGAACAAACTAAAATAGAGGGTATAAAAAGAGATGCAGAAGTAGATATGGCTAAAAGTACTTTTGCAGGAATAGCTAATCTTTTGGGTGAAAATTCTAAAGCAGGAAAAGCTGCTGCTGCTGCTGCTGCATTAATAAATACCTATCAGGGTATAACTGCGGAATTAGCTACAAAGACTGTTACACCATTTGGATTTGCTTTAAAACTTGTAAATATTGCATCAACTGCAGCGATTGGTTTTAAGTCGGTAAAATCTATTTTAGCAACTAACCCAAAAGCAGGTGGCGGTTCGGCTACTAACCCTGCATCAGGAGCAGCAAGTGCTTCGCCATCAGCGATTCCTGAACCTCCTGCATTTAACGTGGTAGGAGCAAGTGAAACCAATCAATTGGCGGATGCTATTGGCGGTCAAGCTTCACAACCTGTACAGGCATTTGTGGTGTCAAGTGATGTAACTACTTCGCAAAGTTTAGACAGAAACATTGTTACGAGTGCTACAATTGGATAAAGAAATACAAATTTTAAAAATTAATACGTTATATAATTATGAGAATAATCGAACTAATATTAGATGAAGAACAAGAAGATGCAGGAATTGAAGCGATTTCAATAGTTGAAAGCCCTGCAATTGAATCTGACTTTATTGCTCTAAAAAATCAGGAAATTAAACTTGCTGAAATAAATAAAGAGAAACGTTTATTGATGGGTGCATTGTTAATTCCTAACAAACCTATTTACAGAAAAGGAGACGAGGGCGATTACTATATTTTCTTTTCAAAAGAAACAGTTGTAAAGGCTTCGCAATTATATCTTAAAAACGGAAATCAATCACAGACCACATTAGAACACGAAAAATCTTTAAACGGTTTAACGTTGGTTGAAAGTTGGATTGTAGAAAATAAGGAAAAAGACAAAACTGCTTTATATGGTTTGGACGTACCTGTTGGTACTTGGATGGGTTCGGTAAAAGTTCAAAACGAAGATGTTTGGAATGATTACGTAAAAACAGGAAAAGTAAAAGGCTTCAGTATTGAGGGTTACTTTGCTGATAAAATAGAATCGCCAAAAGAATCTATAAAAGAAGAGTATTCTGAAGAAATTACATTAAATGAAATCAAAAAAATTCTAACAGATGTCAAATAATACAGAGGACAATATTTATATAGGCTCAAGAACCTCGCCTAAAGGCAGTAACAGAGCTTGTTTATGTTGGGATAAAAATACGTATTCAATAGAATGTTGCGATGGCTCAATGAGAGCGCAAGGCATTGGAGTGATCACAGGAACGGTAAGCGAATAACAATCGAAAATGCAAATTTTAATTTAAACCACGTTATATAATAAATATGAAAAGTAAACTAAATCAAATTAAAGAACTTCTAAACATTCAGGTTAAACTTGAAGAAATGAAGTTAGAAAATGGAACAGTCGTATCGGCTGACTCATTTGAAAAGGATTCTGAAATTTTTATCGTTACGGACGATGAAAAGGTAGCAATGCCTGTCGGAGAATATCTACTAGAAGATGGTAGATTAATTGTAGTTTCTGAAGAGGGACTAATTGCTGACGTTAGAGATGTTTCTGACGATGTTCCTGCAAAGGAAGGCGAAGAGGGCGAAGAAATTACTTCTGACTTAGAAGAAGAAGATAAAGAGATGGCAGAAGATGGCGAAGCAGATGTTGCTGATTGGCGAGGAATGGAGAAACGAATCCAAAATTTAGAAGATGCTATTGCTGATTTAAAAGGCGATAAGGAAGCTAAAATGGAAGACGTTGAAGAGGAAGAAATGAGCGAAGAAAAAAGCAATGTTTTGAAATCGAGAACTGTAAAAGAAGAATTTTCAAAAGAAGAACTTTCTGAAGCATCACGTAAACCAATAAAACACAATCCTGAAACTGTTGGGGCAACTGTAAAAAAGCACGAGTTTATAAAAAATAAATTTGGAAGTTCAGCAATGGACAGGGTATTAAATAGATTAAATAAATAAAAAACAATAAAATGAGTAAATTAGACAAACTACAATTAGCGACTGCTACTAACATTACAACGACTTATGCAGGACAATTTGCAGGAGAGTATATTGCAGCAGCATTATTATCTGCATCAACTATTGACGATGGCGGATTAACAGTAAAAGCAAACATTTCTTTTAAAGAAGTAATTAAAAAATTAGCAACAGGGGCTTTAGTTACTGCTGCAGGATGTGATTTTGCACCAAATTCTTCAGTTACTTTAACAGAAAGAATTATTCAACCTGTTGAGTTACAAGTTAACTTACAATTATGTAAATATGACTTCGTGAGCGATTGGGAATCACAATCTATGGGATTCGGTTTAGGTCAAACTTTACCTCCTAAATTTTCTGACTTTATGATAGCGCACGTGGCTGCTGAAGTTGCACAAAATACTGAATTTAACATTTGGCAAGGAGATACTGCTGCTGCAACTAATAATTCATTTGATGGATTTAACAAGTTAATTGCTGCTTCTGCTGCTGCAGGGGACATTCCTGCTGCTCAACAGATTGCTAAGGTTGCAGGTGGATTGGATGCTGCTAATATTATCACAGAAATGTCTAAAGTAGTTGCTGCAATACCTGCACAACTTTATGGAAAAGAAGATTTATATTTATACGTAAGTTCTAAAGCTGCTAAGTTATATGTTCAGGCATTAGGTGGCTTCGCTGCTAACGGACTTGGCGCAAATGGTGTTCAAAGTATGGGTACGCAATGGTGGAATAACGGAAGTTTAACTATTAACGGTGTTAAAGTGTTCGTGGCACAAGGACAAGTTGATGACGATATGATTGCTGCAAGAACTTCAAACCTTTATTTCGGTACAGGCTTGTTAAATGATACAAATACTGTAAAAGTTTTGGATATGGCGGACCTTGATGCAAGTAACAATGTACGTATGGTAATGAGATTTACCTCAAGTGTACAATTTGGAGTTGCTTCAGATATCGTTACTTACGCATAATCAATTAAATTAATCAATAAAACGAGGGTAGGTAGTTTATCTACTTACCCTTTTTTTTTAAAACAATAAAAACAATGGCGTGTACATTAAACACAGGTAGAAAAGTACCCTGTAAATCAGCATTTGGCGGAATTAAAACCGTATTATTTGCAGACTTTGGAACAATTGCAAGTGTTGCAGTAGATTCAACAAGTAAAGAAGCAACAATCACAAACGGAAGCCCTGCACCTGTTTGGTATGAATACGATGTAAAAGGCAATTCATCTTTGGAAACTACTGTAACAAGTAGCAGAGAGAATGGAACTACTTTTTACACTCAAACTTTAAATTTAACATTAACTTATTTAGATGCTAAGACTCAAGCAGAATTGCAAATACTTGCAGTAGCTAGACCTTACATTGTAGTGGTTGACTATTATGGAAACAGCTTCCTTTGTGGATTTGAAAACGGAATGGAAACTACAGGTGGAACAGTTGTTACAGGAGCAGCCGCAGGAGACTTAAGTGGCTTTACTTTGACGTTCGAGGGAATGGAAGAAACTGCACCTTATTTCTTAGATGCAACTCCAACTGCTTCAGCATTACAAATTGCACCAACAGGAGTATAAAAATACCTTTATTTAGTTAGTAAATTAGCCACTCTTTTATAGGGTGGTTTTTTTTTGTAAATTTACTTTTACAAATATGTAAAATTATTACGTTATATAGATAATATGATTATACTAACTACATCTACACTTGCTCAAACACTCTCAATTATACCTAGACAGTATGATGACAGTGATTTCACAATGTCTATTAGAGATGACAGTACAAATATCACTAAATTATACCAAAATAAATCAGGCACAACGGTAGGTAACTACTTGACTTTTAATAATGTGTTTAACCCTGTTTTGGTTGAAGGTCATTTTTTTGACATACATTTGTACATTGATTACGATTTTTGGAATACAAACAATAGTTTTTGGAATTTATACGATGTTTTATGGCAAGTAGATTCAGGCTTTAAAGAAGATATTTACAGAGATAAAGTATTTTGTACAGACCAAGATATAGACCAATTAAATGACAATGACCATTACCAATTAAACAAAGGTCAATTTACAGAGTACAAAGGATTTGATAATACTTATACAGTACCATAAATATGGAAAATAAAAGACTAAGGAATAACAAAGGGCAATTTAAAAGAGCATCAAAGGTTTCAGAATTTGGATTCGTAAATTTAAGTACCTATACAAGTCCATTGATTAAAGAAGTAAATGGCGAAGATTGGATTGAATACGGAGAAGATAATAACTATTTTCAATACCTAATTGACAGGTACAATGGTAGCCCAACGAATAATGCTGCTATAAATGGAATTAGCCAAGCTATATACGGAAAAGGTTTAAATGCAACAGATTCAAGCAGAAAACCAAATCAGTATGCACAAATGATTTCTTTGTTCAAAAAGAATGTAGTTAGAAAATTGTGCTATGACTTAAAATTAATGGGGCAATGTGCGGTACAAGTAATATATTCAAAAGACAGAAAGACAATTGCTCAAATAGAGCATTTACCTGTGGAAACTTTAAGAGCAGAAAAAGCAAATGACGATGGAGACATTCCTGCATATTACTATTTTAAAGATTGGGTAAATATTAAAAGAAGCGATGTGCCTTTAAGAATACCTGCCTATGGTATGTCAAAAGAGAATATAGAAATATATTATATAAAACCTTATAAATCAGGATTTTATTATTATTCACCTGTAGATTATCAGGGTGGATTACAGTATGCTCAACTTGAAGAAGAAGTAAGCAATTATCACTTAAATAATATACTTAATGGTCTAGCACCTAGTATGTTAATCAATTTCAACAATGGTACTCCAAACCAAGAAGAAAGACAATTAATTGAAAAGAAAATAGCACAGAAGTTTTCAGGCTCAAGCAATGCAGGAAAATTTATACTTGCTTTTAATGACAATAAAGAATCACAAGCAGAAATAACACCTGTACAATTAAGTGATGCTCATAATCAATACCAATTTTTATCTGACGAATCACAATCGAAGATTCAAGTTGCTCATAGAGTTGTATCGCCTTTTTTATTAGGTATAAAAACAAGTACAGGATTTTCAAGCAATGCAGATGAAATTAAAACGTCATCATTATTGATGGACAATACGGTTATAAGACCTTTTCAGGAACTTTTAATAGATTCCTTTGATGAGTTATTAGCTTATAATAATATCGCCTTAAACCTCTACTTTACGACTTTACAACCATTAGAATTTACAGAAGTAGATAGAAAAATTCAAGACAAAGAAACGATTGAAGAGGAAACAGGTGTTGAAATGGAAAAACTGTCTTTACAAACAATAGATGGTCAACAGGCTTATAACACAAAAGAAGAAGCAGATGAAGCAGCAAAAGAGTTGGGTTGTTCAGGTTCTCACGAAATGGAAATTGAGGGCGAAATTTACT